ACTAACTTTCCATATACGTCCATATTTTTTTCACCATCCTTTTATGAATATAAATTAGTAACTGCACCGCCTTCTGTTGGTATCTTAGAAGGAATATCTTCATCCCATGCAAATATAGGGAAATTAGATACTATTGTATTTATGACACTTTCTGCGCGTGATGAATAATCTTTACTGTACGTAACATCATCCTTTTGTCCGTATTCAGTTTTATTAACTGAACTCTTTGTATCACCGTTAAAGCGAAACGAATTAGTTTTGCCGTGTAGTAAAGTATACTTATTGTTCGAAGAAGTGACATAAAACGGCGTATCGCTGACGTACAAATAACATGTTCCCGATAGGTCGATAATGAAAAAGTAGTCTTTTATTACGTCTGCATTGTTTTTTGCCGCGTTCATACACGAAACTATTTTGTTGTTGTAATCTCCGTTCAACCACCAATCATTTTGCGTAGTGTACGATTTGTTGAAATAGCCTAATCTGTTATTCCACAATGGATCATCCAACGGCTTATACAGCATCATTCTACGTCTACTCTTTAGGCTCATTTCGTGCTCCAATTCTGAAAACTCAATAAACCGTTGATAATTGAGATTTCGCAAACCGTATTCGGTTGTAATTCAAGATCGCCTATATTGACACTTTCGGGCAACCCTAATTCGCACGCAGTCGAACCATTAATGAAAGTAAAGTGATAATCATTAACCACGCTTGTATCAATCCCTGTTTCATCAAAAGAAATTGTAAGAGCGGATTCTTCCGGGAACACATAAAGTATGTTGGGTTTGATTGAATAGCTTGTCACTGCGTTACTAACCGTTATCTGACGCTCGACACCGCTTTCACCTGCATCTCCCTTATCGCCTTTAGCTCCTGTCGTTCCTGTGTCTCCTTTATCGCCTTTTTCACCCTGTATGCCTTGGATTCCCTGTGCTCCACGTTCGCCCGTGTCGCCCTTGTCTCCTCTGTCGCCTTTAGCTCCGTCCTTACCGTCTTTACCGTCAGAACCCTTTAAGCTATTGAGCCATTCCGCAAGTGTACCGCTAAAGCCGTTATCGACTGCAAGTTCGTAGGCTGATTTACCATTTTCACCGTTTAGCCCGTCCTTGCCGTCTTTACCGTTTACTCCATTTACTCCGTCTTTTCCATCTGCGCCTTTTTCGCCTGTATCGCCTTTTTCGCCACGTTCGCCTTGAATACCTTGCGAACCGTCCGCGCCTTTGTCTCCCTTATCGCCTTTAATGCCTTGTTCGCCGCGGTCGCCTTTATCTCCCTTTTGTCCCTTGAGACTTGCAAGCCATTCTGTAACAGTGCCATCGAAGCCATTTTCCACGGCGATTTCATACGCTGACTTTCCGTCTGCTCCCGTTTCGCCGCTCGGAGTTGGGATATTTCCACCACCATGAACTATACCACCTTCGATGAAAGAAGCGTTAAATTCATCTGCCATATTCTATCACACCTTCTTTCAACACGTCATTAATGTTTGCGGTCATGATATTGCTAACACTTGCTACACCGTTAGCCCGTATGTATCGAATCTGAATTGACACGGGAACTTCCGCAGACAGTCTCAATGTATCTTTTTGAGATAATCCAACTGTAATTTTATCGCTTTCGATAATTATATCACGATTTGTTTTTTCAATGACTCTTCTCCCGCGCTGAAAATACGAAACGTACACAGTCGCACCTGTCAAATCCGTGTTTGTATTAAAAATATGGGTTGCTGTTTCACCCCTTGTCATGCCTTGCCCCCTTTCAGTTTTTTGAGTAAAGTCCTAAGTTGCTTTTTTAATTCCTTTTTCTTTTCGGATGACAGTCCTTTGACTTTACCTTTTAAACCGTTGAGTCTGTCGGACAAATCTGCAAGCTGTTCCGCTGTCTCGTTTCCCTCAGTTGCAAGTGATAAACGTTTGGGCGTTCCCGATTTTGACTTTTTCTTTTTGCTCTTTGTCTCAGATTTTTTATCGTCATTCGATTTTGTAGAACTTTGCTTCGACTTCGTGGATTTTTCTTTTAGGTTCTTAGGGTCTGCCTTGACCTTGTTAAGTTCAGCTAACGCTTTTTTGTGAAAATCTTGTACAATTTTTTGTCGTTCTTCGGGAGTCTTTGCCTTAATGATTGCATCATTCATCTGTTTTTGCAACTCTTTTTTAGCAAGTCCCCATTGAATACGGGCTTCGTCATTTAATCCACTTGACGAAAGCCCAACGAACGACTCTTTCCTAGTTGTTGGGGTCTTTCTGCGTCCCCTTTTACGCCCTTTTTTCAGTCCTTTTTTGCGGTATTTTTCATAATATTCATGCGCCGCACTAGCATCATAAGCCATTACTCACCCTCCAATTCTGCGAGTAGTGATTCAATCGCGTTTATAACATCTTCGTTACCGCCTGTTTCTTCATCAAGTCCTTCACCAAGTTCATCACCCATCATTTCTTCCTCATCAAACTGTTCATCTAGTTCCTCAGTTTTGGCAAGTAAAATTTTTTGTACCTCGTCAACGGATATAAACGGCAACTTGGTTAAGATTGTTTCATCATCAAGGTAATCAGCCGCAGACAAAACCATGCTAGTTTGTTCACTCTGATTTGATATTCTGTTACGTTTGAAAATCGGTGTATCTTCGATGCCTATGAGTCCAAGTATCTCTTGAATGAAATTAATAATTTGAAATTCAAAATCATCCGCTTCTTCGTCCATCGGCTGATAAGCCGCGTCAATGTGATCATTTGTTGCACCCGCCGCAACGGTGTGAACGTCAAGACCTCCAAAATCTTCATACAGCCCCGCTCTAAGTTCGTCTAAACACTCTTTACGTGCCGCATAAGGTACTTCTTGTGTATACGGTGTAACTTTGCTTTCATCAGTATCCGCAACGGCTATGTGATTAAATTTGAGCCTATCACGAAACTGTTCAAGCTCTCCGTCAGACATTCCTGCGCAATTCTCAAGAATCCAATAAATCTGCGCACAGTCTGTTAGATCGTTAGCAAATCCCGAACGGATAAGGTCGTAACTATCAATCTTTTCTTTCATGCCTACAAGCGTTGATTGATGTAAGTCAGACCCCCACAGCGGAACTATGGGGAGTGAACTGTTGTAGTTCTCAAAGCCTATCACATCTTCTCCGCCTTCGGGCGATTTGATAATTTTAGTCTTGTATGCTCGTTTCGCCTGTACCTCTTCAAGTTTTCCGTTCATATCGCTTGTCTTGTACTTTGTATATCCATCCTCTTCGTACAGTACAACCCACATGGGTTTGTTATCGTCAATTCGATAAAATCGAACTCCCGCACGTAAAGAGCCGTTTTCTTCGTCCCACATCGGCGCAAACTCAGTAATCGGGAAACAGTAAAGTCTGTCTAAATTCCAAAACCCAAAGCACACACCATGTATCAACGCTTTATATGCAACTTTCTTTAGGTCTGTGTCGAATTTATCACCTAACTTTTCTTTCGTGGTATCCACGGACTCAACAATGCCGTCCTCATTCTCAATATCCACCTTATTGTCCGTAAATGATACGCCGTTACCTAGAAGATACGTGCAACGCTGTGTGTTCAGACGATGGAAAAAGTTAGACGCAAGGCGATTGTTACTTGCTGTGTAATCCTCAATTGGTGTACCCTGTGACGTAAACATTAATTGTCTAAATTCGTTAATAAGTTCATTTTTTTGATGATCGTAGTTATCCGCAGATAACGCAGTTTTATAATCATCAGAGTGCAGATGTTCCCCTATGAGCATCTGCAAAAAATCTGTTTTGTTTTCAGCTTTTTCAAAATCTTGAAATGTTAGCATATTCTCACCCTCCGAACGGTGATTTGTAATCATACGTCGCTGTTGCAATTCGTTTCGTTTTCACAAAATATCTCATGGCATCCATTAAGTGGTCACGTTCTTTCAGCGGTTTTTCTTCTGGCGATTTTGTGTCCCATACATAGCCTGCTGCTTCATCTCTCCATTGTACCATATTTGGATCAATTTTGATCCTGCCTGTTTTCAATGCAACTGCAGTTTCACGAATTCCATCTAGGACATTATTATTTGCTTTCTTTACGCGGTATTTTCTCTTTCTTTTTCTCAAAAGTGTAATAAAGGAAGCAGCAGAAGGGTCAATAATGGTCTCGAGATCTTCTAAATTTGGTCCTATGAATTGATCAAGATCTTCTGCGTATTCCTCGTCAGTTTTTTGTACACCAGTATCGCGACCTGACCAGTAATAACATCGAAGACCATACCATACTTTTCCATATTTTCCCCATAAAATTGCAGCGAAAGCATTCAGTGTTCCATAGTCTAGGGAAAGACAATACTCTTCGGGTATTCCTCCTTCAATTTTTGCAAATGCGGTTTCATACATGGGATAGATTAATCCTTCAGCAAGAGCCCAATTTCCTTCAATGTAACGATCGTAATAAACTGTACCCTCATATTCTCGACAAAGCTGTTGAATAAAATCCTCTGGCAAGAAAGGATTATCAAAGATCCTATAATGCTGTTCATAAATATCTGCATCAGAATCCAAGAATTTTTTCAGCCAATGGTTAGGACCTTCAGGGTTCAAAGCTCCATCAAAACATGAATATGGCTTATCAAGACGAGACTTAAGAAGTTCAAAGACTTCCTCGTTCCACTCAGCAACCTCGTCACCATAACAATATTTAATGCTAGTACCACGGATCTTTGCAACCTGTGAAACTTTCTCGGCACCGAGACAGTGGACTCTTTCTCCAAACAAGTAGCAAGTATTATCCGAAGAAATTCTTCCCACAAGATCTGGTCCCCATTTAATTCGCATAGGTTCCAAGATATTTCTCTCAATTGTGGATTTCGATACACCTAAGATAACACACAGGCCGTCTTTTCCGGCTCGATTGCGAATTCTTTTTGGTATCCAAAAGTAATCTCCGTACGTTTTACCACTACGTGTAGCACCTGTTTTAAAATTCCATCTATGTGAGGCGGAATTAAAAAATTCTTGCTGTTTTTCACTAAACGGCATATCTTACTCCTTATTACATGTTTCTAGTATTTCTATTCGCGATTCTGGGCCACGAAATAGCTTTGCTTATAAAATATTCATCACATTTTCTAAAACTCCTAGAAACGCGATAGAACAGGTTTCAGTATAATCGATATTCTGGCTTCA